AAGCGAGCCTCTCAGGCAGTCCAGGGCTTAATCAATGCTGCTAGAGCCCGTGGTCAATCTCTTACCAACCAAAATAATCTTGACGCTATTGCTGCCGCTGCACTCCCGAATAGATCGCTAGAGGGATTTGCTAATGAAATTGTCAAGGCTCAGCAGTTTATTGAGGCATTAGCCACCAGTACTGAAACATCTGTTGAAAACATTAGAGCTGAATCGGAAATAAAAGCAGCGCAAATCATTGCGGATCGAGAAGCCGTTCAGGTAATGGCTGGTCTCAAGGAGCAAGTCGACGCAGGAAAAGTATCACACGAAGCATACAACGCAATTCTGGCTCAACTAAAAGAGCGCTTCGCTGGTAATGGAGGTCTTCTCGAACAGCTGAATGAGGAGTTAAATCTCCGGAAGCAGGCTAACAAGCTGCTTAAGGAAGCGAACGATATTCAAGGCCTGGCCCGTGATGCCAAGTCAGGCACGCTCCGCACTACCCAGAACATCATTATGGGCAATGCCCAGATGGCGGCTGGCTCAGAATTTGATCTCTACAACCGTAATCGGATCCTTGCTCAAGGCCGTATTGAGTCACGTCGTGCTCAGCTGGAGCAGGACGGCCCAATGTCTGAGAGTGTTGCTGCAGAGTTTGAGAAGTTCTCTCAGACTGAACTCTTCAATGCAGAGCGTCAGGCAGAGATGGACGGCATGCTGCAGCGCTTCCAGCAGCTTGGAGAGATTGCTTCGGGTGTAGGTAATGCAATCAGTACTGCCTTCACTCAAGGTTTCGCTGACATCCTTTCAGGTGCATCCAGTGTTCAGGATGTGCTCGGCAACATGTTTAAGAGCATCGCTGACAGCTTCATGGAGATGGCTCAGAAGATCATCGCCGACATGATCAAGATGCTTATCCTCAAATCAATGCTGAAGATCTTCGGAGGCAGCATTGGTGGCGGTATTCCCATGAGTAGTGAAGCATCAGTTGATGCCATCGATCAATCAACGCTATTTGATGGTCTAGGGAACTACACGGGAGGAGTACTCCCTGAATTTGCTAAAGGCGGAATCGTTACAGGCCCTACTGCCGCAATGATCGGCGAGGGTGGAATGAACGAAGCTGTTGTTCCTCTACCCAACGGCAAAGCCATCCCAGTCGACTTCGGTAAGAACGGCAAGATTGGCGGTGATGTTACTTCCAACGTCACAGTCAATATCGATTCATCTGGCGGATCTAAGACTGAAATGTCTGGTGATGAAGCCGGTAAACTCGGCAAAGCCATCGATGTCGCGGTAAAACGGGTCATCATGGAAGAAAGAAGATCAGGCGGTTTGCTCTACAATGGCCGACGTTAATTTTGCGATCGATCTAATCTCCAATACCGAAGAACGCATGGCACATCGCGTTCGTAAATACGGTTTTGGTGATGGCTATGAGCAGATTGCTGCTGACAGCATTAATACCCGCGTAGTCGAATATGACATCACAACACGACCATTGAAGGTTGCTGACGCGAACACTATTCGTGCAGCGCTTGATCAAGCAGCTGTCGGTGATTTTCTGCTTTGCACCTTACTACCGTTCTCAACGGTTGAACGTCGCTACAGACTGAAGGACAGCTCCTACTCGCGGCAGTTCCTGGTGCAAGCAAGTGGAGCTAACTCTGCCACGCAACGTGAATCGTATGAGATTTATCAATTCACCTTAGTCGAGGCGAACGCAAACTAATGGCAAGAAGAGATGTAATCAACAAGGGAACTCTAAACCTTACTGCGCCTAATTATGCGGCGTTATCGGAAGCCATTGACGATTTTCAAGACGAAGAGCGCTTGTTTTACGTTCATCGCGCTGAAGAGCTTTCACAGTATCCCGGTGTCGGTGATAAGACTAAAGCCCAAGTAGAGGCAGCCTACGATAGCTTGCTTGGCAGGCGTCCATGGGATTATTTGGATGAATTCAATAGCTCCAATAACCCCGTAAGTCAGGAGACAGACAGCACCACGGACGATGATGGTGATGATGCCGATAGCTTTTTTGTCCGCCTTCCCGGCAAGCTAGGCGATAGAGAGGACAATCCTGATCAGATTGATGATGCTTATCCTACTAATAATAAATATGTTCTCTATAACCCTGGCACTGGGTATGCAGAGGTTGACCTGCTTTATACGAATATAGATTTCTTCAGAACTGGATCCAACCGTTACGCGGACGATGAAAATGAGAATTCGTTTACCTATAAAGAAGGCTTTGGAGAAATTCCTGTCAAGTACCAAGATAACAACAATATGAATGGCCGCATCGCTCATATGAAGCGGTTAATAGGCACGCTTTGGAACGATCAGGTCAAACCTTATTGGGATGCCTATAAAAATGAATTAGACAAATACAACGATTATGTGGGTGGTGGTCTTGATTCAGACGTTATTACCGGTACTGACCCTGACAGGCCCTGGGAAGGTCTCACCAATGACTTCAAAGGCTATAACCGTATTGATGAGATAAGCAGCAAATTGATTAGAGAAGTGAGAGGTTACAACTGATGGCTCTTAAAGAAGACGCTCTTATTTCCCTGTTCATCATCTCTGGTGAGAGATCCCACATGGGAGATTTGTTCGGGCGCATCAATATTGTTAGTCCAGAGCAGACTGGTGGAGAGTCTGTGACCTACGTCAACGAAGCCGGTACTCAGGTTGTCTACAACCCAGCTCCCGTTCAGTTTGGTGGAGTAGAGATCTCAGGTAGCAACAAGCTGCCGACTCCCAAAGTCCGCTTTGCCAACGTCGACGGGGGTATGACTGACCTCAGCCGTGACTTTGACGACCTGATTGGATTCAGGCTTATCAGAATCAGAACCTACGGTAAATTCCTGGTGAAAGTCGGTAACACGCCGGGAACCTCTCCTGATACGAATGCTCACTTCACCCCGGATACTTGGTACTTCAATCGCAAGATAGAAGAATCAAAGCTAGGTATCACCTATGAACTCGCCTCTATCTTCGATGTAGAGGGATTAGTCATTCCTAAACGACGCCTTTATTCCAACTTTTGTCCTTTCGCCTATAGAGGTCCGGATTGTAAGTACGCCGGTCCAGACGTACCTACATCAGGTAAATCTGATGGCTGCTTAAAAACGCTAGAAGCTTGCCAAGCCCACTTCGGCGCACAAGGACAAGATCTTAGGTATGGAGGCTTCCCAACAGCACAGAACTAATGTCCAAGCGCCTGCATAAACAAATCGCCAAGCTTGCTCTTGAAGCTGTCCCAGAGGAAGTATGCGGTGTTGTAAAGGACGGTAAGGCCATTAGATGCGAAAATAAGGCAAGTGAGCCTAAGAAAGCTTTTTTAATCGATGCCGCGTCGTATTTAAAATACATTCCGGACACGATTTTTCACTCACATCCAGTTGGAATATACGGCTTTAGTGAGCACGATATCGCTGTAGCCTCCAATATGGATTTGACCTCATATGTCTATGTGGTCGAGACTGACACTCTCGAAAAGTGGTCAGTCGCAAACGGAATCGAAGTATTTGAGAAGGTTTTAAACCGATGATGAAGATTACTCTGGAGGGCGTTGCAGGCAAGCGGTTTGGCCGTGAGCATAATCTTGCTGTGCGTAGCCCGAACGAGGCTCTTCGCGCACTTTGTCATCTCATTCCAGGCTTTCGAGAGTTTTTAACCTCAGCTCACGAATACGGCATATTCTTCCAAGTCATCACCGATAAGGTTGACAACGTTGACTATGAAGCTCTCGGCCTTCACTGTTCCTCGTTCAGGCTCGTTCCAGTCATCACAGGTGCTCTCAATTTTAGTCTCCAAAATATCGGCCTCATTCTTGTAGGTGCGCTCCTAGTTGCCATTTCATTTGGTGCTTTTGGTATCACATATGGTGCTGTCGGTACTGTCTCCTTCAGTATGAAGATGGCAGCCATGAGTCTTGGCTTTGCCTTGGTATTTACAGGCATTGCAGGACTCTTCGCTCCAGGTGTTCCTGAGTACAGCAACAAGCAAGAAGGCCGCGAAGCTGATGATGCTGTCTTTGCAGGCGGTACTGGCACCTCCTCACAAGGAACTCCGATTCCCCTCTTGTATGGAACTTTCTTAATTCAGAATATGCCCGTGGTCTCTTCGTACATCGATGAAGAGCAAGGTCACATTAAGTACGTCATCTCAGAAGGCCAGATTGAAGGCTTAGCGACTGGTAATGCCAACCGGGATATCTATTTCAACGGTTTGCAGTCTGGTGCCAGCTCTGTAGACGTTATTGCCATCACAGATGGTACGCAGCAAAGCAAAGTCATTAGTCAGATCGACTCAGCAGGTTTTCATATTGCAGTTGGAGCGACTCTACAGTCCTCACCCGAGGGAGATCCCAACCCCCAGATCATTCGTTCCTTCAATCAGCTGGATGCTGATCGACTTCAAATTAGAATCCTTCGCGGACCTAGTTATCAAGTCAAGCAAAGCAGCAAAAACTCAGGCGGATCAGCTGAAACTGAGTACAAGGAGTATGACGCCAAGCTTCATGATGATGTTGATCTTCCCGATGATGCTAATCAATTTCTGCGTTGGAATATTCGTGTTCAGGATGCTAATGGCTCCATTCTCTTCAACCAGGAAGTAAAAGATAAAGGTCCACTAAAAGCTAGAAAAATCTGGAAAATCGATGGCAAGATTCCCGAAGTTAACATCACTGGTGCAGCCATGCCTGTGTCTATTTCTTTGGTCCGTCTTGATAAAGGTGATATTCCTGATCCAGAAAGTCATAAGGGTGGATCTAGAACATACTCTTGGTCGTGGGTAAAAGGTGATGTGCAATTTGTTTCTGCTGACATCTTCTGGGAGGAAAAGCTTGTATATCCGAATAGTGCTCTTTTAGGTCTGAGGTACGACGTCGGTGAGTTCACGCAAATGCCTGGTGTTCAGGGTTTGTTTAAAGGCATTAAGGTTCCTACCCTCGACTCCAATCTCAACGTCTCCTACGCCTGGAGTGACAATCCTGCGTATGTGCTGCTCGATCTCTTGACAAATCCTCGTTACGGATGTGGTCTGCGTCAATACAACACTGAGCGCCACAATGAAAAAGTTGTGGAGCCTGGTATC